AACACCAGCACCAGCAGATGTCGACACTAAGGTATTGAAGCGAGTACCAGCTGGAGCTGATGTATCTGTAAGAACCCAACCAAACTGAGACACCCAGAGATTGCCACCAGTTCCCACGGTGTTATCCGACCCGACACGACGAACATTAAAGGTTTTAGGTGAACCCGTAATGTAATCGTTGGTAGCGACCGGAAGTATCTCCACCTGGCGGTAATCACTAGGCCCGAATACACCACCACCACGTACAGTTAACGCATCTATTGCGTCATTCGTAAGCGTGAATTTACCACCAAAGACTATATTTTCACCGGCAGTATAGCCTTGAGATAAAGAAATAAAAGCTTCCATATTAGCAGCTACATAGCGAATATCATCCAGATATTCTGATACCTGCTTAACAATTGGATAAGCATTACCGATCAATGTATCAATAACAGGGGTTACTGTTACTGTAAAAGGATTGCGCATACCCATAGCTTATATCCTAAATCCAACCGCGTTGTTCAAAACGGGTATTCGTCACAGAGATACTCGTACCTAAGAGATCATTATCTTTTGCACTCACACAAATAGCTTCATACAACTGAATGTGCTCTTGTGCTTTGGTAGTGCTCTCTTGAGTGTTCATATGACTGTATACCTTGTAGGCAATATATGCCGTCAAAGCTGACATAAGTACATCAGGAATGTATACTATTTCATCTAATTCACCAAGAATAATTGGATGTCGTGCTTGGTACGACACACTCATCATTCGTTCATCTACAGGGTTTGGTACCTGAATACACTTTGCTTGTGGTGTGAAGACTGAATAGGTGTTGTTGTCATCGTTAAGCGGAAGCCTCCCATTAATCGAATCATAAACCTGCAAAGGCTTAATAACATCATCTAGGAAAAGCTCACCAGGAGTATCAATGATATATCTAATTTCTTCAGTATCACTGTATCCAGCTGGTGTGTAATTCACAGCAAACCTAGGGAGTAGATGATAGAAAGTGATATGCTCGTACTGCTCAATGAGAACACTTTTCTCATTAAGTACAAATTTAGAATATAATCTCAATAGACCATCATTAGCATAGAGCAGCACCTTAGGCTGAGATGCATCATCAATAGTACCACTACCCTCACCTGACATGGACAGGTTAGAGAGCTCTCCATATGAAAGTGCTTCATATAATTCACCAAGGGTCATCTCAGCCTCACACAATGTATGTAGTTAAAGGGCTATTATCATTATCTCTATGCTCATCACCATCCCAGTCAGGCCCACCATTATGTCCCATCAAGGGGGCAGCTTCTGAAGGCTTCCAAGGATTTAAATATCCTAGCATAGATATAGTATCAAGACAGTCATCTTTCCCCTTAATACCATGTTTAGTTGTGAGACGAATCTGTTCCATGAAATTACCCATGATAATGGAGCTCTTAAGCTCATCAGGAAAATGCATCATAGCACCCTTGAACCAAGGAACAACCATATTGAATCTAGTCAGCTTATCAACCGTAGGACGGATACCAGGCTCATTAGACTTTTCAGAAGATGCAAAGCTGAACCAGATATTACGATGCATCATCTCGGACTGTAGAAGCCTGATATAAGCTTGCTGCTGACCTGTGACTTCTATCCCTACTTGCTGAGGCTTGTACTCTTGAACCAATCGGAAGAGATCATTCCACGTCTTATCTATGGTTTGACGTTCACAGATACCATCCACCCAGAACCATTGGCCAATGCTATTGTATGCCCAGACAGAGATCACACTGAAATCTGCAGTCTGTTTAGCAGAGGTAGCAAAGTCGGTAGTTATATAGAAGTTGAATGAGCTCGTATTGTTGAGCAGTTTAGATCTAGAGAACCATTGGATCTCACTATCCTGAATGAGACGCTCTTCATCAGATGTAATGCGAAGCATGAGTTCTTGATAGAAACTAGAGAGCTTACCTGTCTTCACTGCCATATCATACTGGGCAGCCACATACTCGTAAGAGAACCTATCCTCCCATGCACCAGCGAACTCCTTTTTAGTACAAGGGAAACGCTCACAGACAGGCCAGACGTTCACATCCCATGCACCTGATTCCACAGCCTCAATCATAATGTCGTCGTTGTTAAAAGGTGTACCATTAAAGATAACCTTACGTCTTACCGGATCTAGTGCATGGTTAACACCTTTATACACTGTGTCCTTGATTGCCATCATGGAGGCTTTGGACTTAGAATCATCATCACTGACCAAGTCATCTAAGACTGCAATAGGAGGTCTCTTACCAAAGATCTTAGTACCACGAAGACCTGTCTTGGCTCCGAACATCTTCACACCCAGCCTATGCCCATCCTTACCTTGGAACTCCAGGTAGCTATCTGTGAACACTGCATGAGGTACCCACTCTTGTAGAAACTCAGACTGATTGTACCGGAACTCAATATTTTTCCTGGCGCTCTTCACGCCGTTGTCCATAGAGTCTGATACGTAGATCATCGCATCAACTATACCAAACTCAGGGATATACCCAAAGGTAGCTAGGAAGAGTGTGAAATACTCAATAAACAATGTAGTCTTAGCTGAACCACGGAAGCAGAGATTCACCATATACTGGCTGGGTGAGACTACCTTATCGAGCATCTTCAGATGCACAGGAGGTGTCTTATGACTCTCTCCCTCTACACCATTCACCAGTTTAATAAAATTCATAAAGATCAGAGCAAACTCACTAGGCACATAGTCTGATGAGTTGAGCCCGGTATAATCTACCTGGTTCAACCAATCATCCAACTTTTGTTTAGTTAACGCCATTAGACCTGCTCCGCCTGGACATCAATGATTTTCTGTCCAGCTATTTCCTTGGGGGTCATACCACCCTTAATCGCATCTTGTTGGCTTTGAGCCAACTGGAGCAACATACCCTTAAGTTCAGTAATACCAGAGGTCTCTCTCATATCAATAGACACCAGAGGACCAGCTTCCTTAGGCTTAGTTAGGTGAGTCAGTAGAGAGTTAGCTGCATCAGTGCGTACCTTCTCTGACTGAGCATTCTGCATCAGATCAGCCTGCACGTTGATAGCCTTCTGATAAAGATCCTGATTCAAAACCCAGGATGGTACCAGAGACTGTTCCATAATCATGTTTACCAGCTTACCTTTATTATAAGCTGAGACATACGCAGAGATATCCTTGCTAGTTGCCCCCTTGGACAACAAGAGCTGATACCTACTAGGGAAGGTCATGAAGTAGGCATCTTGGTTCGAGTTACCTAAAAGCTTAAAGGTAACATAAGTAACCGCGTGCAAGTAATCCTCTGTCTTAAATTTACCTTCTCTCAATACACCACTATACGAGATGAAGTTGTTTCGTACTTCTTCTGCGACCAATGGTTCAGATACGATGTTATTAATCTGATCAGTGAAGGCCTGGGTAGCCGCACTCTTAAGAGTCACTGGTAGAGATCTTTCAACCATCTCACGAGTAAGCATTAAATTATTCCTTTAATTAAATATAAATTAACGCCCACCATTAGATCTAGATGAAAGTATATGTGTAATCTGAAGAGTCTCTTCTAATGTAAAAACACGATCACTCAATACAGTCTTACGTGATAGAAGCTCCACACTTCCATCATCCTGATATGTGATCTCATACACAGACTTACCGTGATCTAAGAACAGCTGGGCTATCATAGCTACGCTGGAACCAAGGAAGCCACTCTTAAAAGCTAGGATAATACACCCCTCGCACATGTGAAGCATCTGCTCCACTGGATGATTAGGTGGCATAGAGTGCTCAAGGACCAGACCATACTCAACCAACTTAGCTTGGAGGTTTTGCATAAACTCTGTACCAACATCACAGCTAGGATAAACAAAGTACCAAGGGGTTTGGTTAGAAGACATGATCTGATCCTTAGTTTAATTAAACAGAAGTAAATCTACGAAGCCTGCGCTGCAATGCTTCGTGGTACATTCTCATACCACCTGCCTGCATAGTAAGATCATGCTGGTCAATTTCAGACAGCTTATAAAATCCCTTAGTACCTAAGAAGTTATTAATCTTAGTATATCTATGAGTAAGCTCTTTATCTTCCTGTTTAAGGCGATCAAGCCAATTATCTTCAGTAACAGTATCTGACATAACACCCTCATAGGTTTAAGACCTTTACTCTTTAGGGTGTTTATAGTCATAATACAATCCATAAACGTAAATAGCATATTCCTCTTTGAACCAATAGGAGTATGGATAATCCGCTCTTTGAAATTGCTAGTCTGTAAAACCTCCGGGTAATTTCTCACTCTCAATAAAAGAGAATAGAGATTAGGGGAGAACACGTCCTGAAGGATGGTTACACCATCTTCAGAACATTCAATATGGCTCCGCATAACTACCTACAATATAAAATATATTTAACATATAGTATATAAATATATTTTTATATTTATGTGGGTTTTGAATATTATGATGTAGAAGTACGATGGCAGTTTACACTGGCTTACACTCGTAAACCAGAAACACCCCCCCGGTTATACTCTTACACTTTATTCATACCTACCCCCATGATTACACCTGTGAGTCTTTCACGCTGCGCGTGGTGTGGGACTAATCCCATCACTCCCTAGCTAGGAGACCTACCATGAGTGTTACAACCCAGGCTGGAACCACCATTGGCTCCATCTTCGGCGCCGTATCAGCTTCCGCTGGTGCCGTGACTTCGCTGTTCAATACAGCTACTGACAGCGTATCCATGTTGGATCGCTACGTGAAGGATGCCACCATCCGTCAGCGGAAGAACTCCGCTGCTGATGCAGTCACCTTCGATGAGGACCTTGCTGTGCGTACAGCCAAGGATATCTCCAACCTACAGTTGGATGTGATCAAGTTCTGCTCAGAATCCGAGCAGCACAAGGAGTTATATACCGACGCCTATGCGAAGGTTA